TGTTTTTGATGTTTTTGTTTACAAAAATGAAAAGCCAAGGACGAAGATTTTAAAAGGGCATATCCTAGTCAAAGGAAGCGTATCGGATAGGGGGCGAGTGCATGGATGATACTGTAAGAGTCATTGATGGCGAAGAGCACGATGTCGTTAGGGTCGCTGACTATTCGGGAACAGGGGGCATTGGTCCACGTGGACCTAAAGGTGATAAAGGCGACAAAGGTGAGCAAGGGCCCCAAGGCATTCAAGGTGAACGTGGTCTAGAAGGTCCGATGGGGCCGATGGGGCCTGTAGGACCTAAAGGTGATACTGGTGAGCGAGGTCCTAAGGGTGAAGATGGACCGCAAGGATCCCGTGGAGAGCAAGGACCACCAGGTGCAGTAGGACCTATTGGGCCACAAGGATTACAAGGCGCTCAAGGTCCACCAGGTCCTAAAGGTGATGTTGGCCCTCAAGGTCCGCCAGGTCCAGCAGGTGCCAATAGTGTACCTCAAACTTTATCCTTTAATAATGGTCAATTGAGCATTAGCGGGGGCAATACTGTTACAATTCCGACCACATCAAGCGGTGGTAGTGCTGTAGAACCTACCACTCAAAAGAAGTACGTTTACAAAACCCCTAAGGGCTCATCATGGATGAATGGTGAAAGCTACTTCCAATTTACGAGAATTGGTAATGTCGTTGTAGTTGGGGCAAGTGGAGATTCTTGGGCAACAATATCTATTACGCCACCGACTGACCAAAACTTTAACAGATTACCAAAACGGGAAGTTGATGTAAATGGTCGTGGCGGAACTTGGCTTCTTGTTCAGAAACCAACTGCTGGAACTTCTTTTCAAGGACACGCAATAATTCCGAAAGGCTTTGCTCCTATTAGCTCCGTTTACTCAGATTTGGTAAACGATAATGGTGTTACCGTTGGTTCAGTTATGTTCGGAGATAAAGATAACCTTAATCTGATTCGCTTTCATTTTGATGGGAAAGGAACGCAGGCAAGGAATGCTATCCCTACACGGATATTGCGCTTAGGCGTTTGTACGTGGGTAACCGAGGATGACCCACCTACGAGCGAAATCAACGACCCATTTCAAGGACGATTAACTATTTCGACGATTAAGAAAGGCTAGGGGGCAATTAAATGAACCTAATCAATGAGATATTATTGACCTTGATTAATGGGGTATCTCATGAGCATGTTGTAGATATGGGCGTAATCATCATCCTAACTACGGCACTGCTGTTCGTGGATACCACTCAGCGAGTGGCAACAGAAGTTTTGCGTTATAACAAAGATAACGACCGAGCCAATAATATATTAAATCTCATCA